GACTTGATGGATAGGCTACGTGAGGCAATAGCACGGTCACATGCTGGTCTTCCTTTCATGATGAATAACGCAGGTCGCATATACAGTGATGCTGCAGAGCCAACAGAAGATGAATTGTTGAAACTCATCAAGTCGGTGAAGTGGCTTGTACTTGACGATTTGGCAGTAGAGAAGCCGACCGATTACGTCATCCAGGAATTGAAAGCTATCGTTGAGGCCCGAATGGATAACGATTTATACACGATCTTCACCAGTAACTTCTCACTGCGAGAACTCGAGGACTACTGGCGACCCGATAATGTGCAGGAGCATGGCTTCTATCCTGGCAAGCGAGTCATTGCGAGAATTGCTGAGTATGCGGAAGGTGTGCCAATGAAGGGGCGCAACTTGCGCTTAGTGAGGGAGAGATGAGCATGAACGATGCACGGAAACCAGTCGAGCTTTCAGAGGAAGATGAGAAGCAGATACAAGCGTTCATCGAAAGTCTGAATGATCTCTGCGCAGGGAAGATTGACAACTGTATTCATTGTCAGATGCCATTCAACACATTAGAGCAGCATGGAAGATGTGTCTATGCTTATCCTTGTGGACACAGACAGTATCAAGGCACTCTTCCTGAGAAATGGAAGCCCAAGAAGAAGCTACATCCCTATCTGCAAGAGCAGCTAGATCGCGAGGCCCAGGAATGAGTATTATCTTTGGCATGACGCCTCCACTTCCAAAAAGTTGCCCAATATGCAAACACTCACAATTTCAGTGGAGCGGCGAAAAGTGGCAGTGCTTGAATTGCGCCAATCCAAACCCCTGCGTAACAAAATTTGGGCCTGGGCCGCAAGGGGCAGTATGCAAGGATTGTATCCATCTTCATGGCTTCAAGCAATCAGCAACATGGTACAAGTGCGACTTGCGCAAGTGGAAAGCAAAGTCAAGCGGAACAATCTATTCTGGCAAAGACCATCGGGTGAACTGGCCTGCATGTGGCCGCTATGAGAAAGAGGTGTGAGGTGATACATGTTTGATTTCTTCTGGACCTACTACCTGGGCATGGGCGTTGCCTGCTTTGCTGGTGTCATCATCGGCTATGGCCTGCATAGCCTCGTAGGTGGTGACGGTACTGTAGGCGCTGTCTTTGATGCATGTGAGGAGCAAGAGAGTGACGATGCACGAGCGATGAGGCTGCTCGAACAGTGCGATTTGTAAAGCGTCAAAAAAGGGGAGTTGCTATTCCTCTCTTCTCATACTTGAATAGCTTGCTCTCTTCTCAAGAGTATAGCACAAAGGAGGCAAACCGATGACATTCTTAGAATTTGCTACCATGTACCACGCCACAATTGTGGCCTTTACTGTTGTAATCGCTTGCCTCTGGCTCGAAACGTTCTGTGCTCTGAGGCGAGCATATGGACCTGCACGTCGTGCAGGTCCACGCAGCTTTGTCAAGCTGTCATTGTACCTGTCGGAGCGGTTGTTTATCCACGTCGCTTATACTGTATAAAAGCCTGACTCAAAGCAACTGAGTCAGGCACACACACCATAGTAGGTAAGCTCTATAGCGCGTTAATCGTAATAACGAAGCAAGAGAATGGTCGAGGCTTATGGCATATCGTAAAATCGTCTCTGGCGTCGCCAATCAATCGAATGAAACCGCCAGCCACAATAAAATCAGTATCGAGCCTGGATATGCTGGTACCTATCTGGTGCTCTTTGTGTGCATCCTGATAACCGGCTCAATTATCTTTATGTGGGTCGCACACTCGGATATCTTAGCGGCTCTGGTCGCAGGGACGTTTATCGGTGTCTTCGTCACCGCCTGGATATACGCTATCCAGTTCGTCAGGCGCGATATCAGCAGAACAACGACTGAGATCACGGTGAATCAGCATATACGAGAGCGAGCGCAATTAGAATCACATGTTGCAGCCATGACTGAAAACTTCATCTTGTACAAAGACGAGAATGGGCAGTTCCGATTTCAGGGTACTGTGCAACTGACAGAGAATAGGCACTATCCGGCGCAGATTGAAGCACCTGTGAACCAGCAGGATATCATTCTAACGATGTATGACAAAGGCTCAAGTGCTCGCGCGATAGAGCGTCACCTCAAGGATAAAAAGGTGAGCTACTACGAAATACAAAAAGTGCTGAACCTCTATCGCCCAGAATGGAATAAAAAAGTGATCGAAAGCGAACAGGCGTATGAGGAATGAAATACCGCTGTCTGATCTCGTATGCCACCGTCTGAAAGCAAACAACGCATATGCGCGAAACGGTTCTACAGGCTTGTCCGATTGTCGTATGAGGCAAACAGTATATTTTTCGGGACACCTGCGTCTCAGGGCAGTGATTCATGATTGCTGAGAACCTTTATACCTATGCATTGATAGACCCTCGCAGCACCTCAGTATTTTATGTTGGCCTCACAAACGATGTGAGAGAGCGATTTATCAGTCATATCATGAATAGGGAAGTGAACAGGGCAAAGAATGCCATCATAGACGAGTTGCGAGCAGTAGGGATGCTCCCCTATTTCAGATTGTTGGAAGTGAGCGAGGGCGAACGAGCAGGCCGCGAAAGTGAACGGCGTTGGATCGGTGCCTTTTTAGAGCTAGGCGAGCCGCTTACAAATAGTGAGCGTATAGGCAAAAGATAGGAGGGTTTGTATGATTCAGTCAGATAAGCAAAGAAGATACCATTCCAATTATTCCCATTCGAAGCGCGAAGGGCCACAGAGAGACAAGTAGCTATCATTTCTATACTCTGATTATTCGCGGTCAAGTAGAGAATTTACAAGTTCTCTGTGCAAACTGCCATGCTATTAAGACTTTTGAAGAAGGGACAGGGCAGGAATTATGAAGCTATCAGAAATAGGCTATCGGATAAATGACAGTGGGCGGGAGTTTAAACTCTGGTTTACAGACTTCACGTTAGTCTATTCTCCGATCTTTATTGTGTTCGGTTTAATCTTGACAGGTATAGACCTGTTTCTGAATTTGGGCCTGGGTAATTCGCTGTGGTTTAAGGTTCCTTGGAGTATAGCACAGTTGTTCGCCGTTGACGGTCTATGGTTCGCAATTTTTAATCGTATCCTGACCGATGAGTACAAATGGAAGTATGCGCCTTATCATGTGTTTTTGATTGCACTCGGTATCACCATGACAGGTATAGCCGTCACCATGAACTATATCATCTTCACCCAGGATTACATCGGCCTGAAAGATAGCGTAGCGGCCATGAACTTCCTTGGTATACCTGTAAGTCTCTTCCTGTTTATACGCTCTGTACTCTTGATGCTGACCGCTACTCTGGCAATTGTACTTGATAAGGTTATGCGTACGAAGAGGCAGTATAAGCCAGGTACAGTGAAAGTACATGCACCTAAACCTAAACTAGACCCTATACCGCAAGATCATATCGATGGTATAGAGGAAATGAAACCGCATTTACTGGCACTGCCTGAACCTAAACCAGCAGGTCATAAGGAGGCTATCAGGAATACCATAGTACAGTTCAATGCGGAAGGCAGGGTCTATACCTACCAGGATATAGCCGACGCTATACCTTGCTCAGTACAGACCGTGAAAGTACATGCACCGAAAATTAAAGCACAGATAGCAAAGGAGACATCATGAGCGTCGAAGAAGAACTCGCAGAAGTATCGCTCGTCATCGCCAATCAACGCGCCTACATCGAGGAATTGCAAGAGCTGATCATCGATTGGAGCTTGCTGATGCACAGCCGTTTCCCGTTCACCTGGAATAAAGATGCAGATGGAATGATTATCAATGAGCGCGTCAGGGAGTTGGGTATCGTGAAAGAGAGGGCGAAGCCGTGAAGAAACCAAGGGGGCGGTATGTTCAGCCCGAAGGGAACAATTGCTTCGATAAGGTAGAACTTGGAGGAGATATCACGTTCACCGAAACGCGCCAATCTGACTCAACGCATATGCTGCTGTGTCCGATCTGCGGTGATCGCTACTACACGGACCGCCGCTATATGGAGCGTATCGTCTTAGCGCAAACGTTTCTTGCAACGTTGCCACCCAACTCAATTGAAATCCTGGGGCCAGCATGTGAACCGTGTCATGCGGTCATGGAGATGAGCATACTTCCCCAAGACTAGAAAGGATATGTAGGTTGAACTCTGTGTATATCTTGATTGTGATTAGTATTGTCTCTACCCTGCTCATGGCGAGTTTCGCCTTCCTATGGCATCACGAGGTACGTGCGCGCGAGATCGTCGAGCATACGCTTGGTAATGCACTTGCTGAAAATATCGCGCTCACAGGCGAAATCGAAGATGTGCGTATGGCACGCGATGAGGCCCGGACGCAGCGTGACAAGCTCAATCGTGAGAACGCCACGTTGCATACCGCCTTAGAGAAGGTACAGGTGGCAACGCCGATACCGGTACGACCCGTGCGTAAGTCCGCGAAAAAGGAAGGCGTGAGTGAATGAGAGAAGGGAGAACTGGCGTAAGGCTAAAAAACAAGCACGATAAGACTGTCTACACTATTCAGGTCACAGGTGAGCAAATCATGCTCATCCGGAGCCTGCATCTGAGAATTGAGCAAACCTGGATACATATTGGTGTCGCTGAACTTCTTAGAGAGAGTGGGAAAGTTGAGCGTGTTCCATTTTGGGAATGCTACTACTGCCAGCGTGGGTCATATGAAAATGCTGCGTCTATCCCGCATAGCGATGACTGTATTATTCCGTTGGCAGATGCGGAGTTTGGCAAGATGAACGAGCAATTCATTCACGTTGAGAGCAAGAAAGTGAGTGAGCAGTGAAGAATGCCACACTCGCATTTCTCTGTGGGGATTGTGACAACACGACTTCATGGAAGCAAGATATCGACATAGGTGATAATACCGCTGATTTCACTTGCAGGAGATGTGGCGAACAATGGCATATTCTCTTCGAGGTCACATCACTTGAACCTCTGCACGTTGGGACAGCACTCACCAAGCGTACCGTTGGCTATCTTGTCGGTGACACGTTCTTTTCGAAGGAAACAATGCAATGAAACACCTCATCCAACTCATCATAAACGCCCTGGCCCGCCGTCTCAACCTCTACGGCACGCCCGATACCGACAAGGTTATTCGCGTGTTGAAGGTCGAGAACCTCAGGCTCAAGAAAGAGAGGACAGAGATGCAGCAGGAACTCAAGCAGCAGCAGCAAGGGTTCACAACGGTCTACATTGACCCACTCATGCGCCAACGTGGCTACGAGCAATCAGCGTGGGCAGAACCGGAGCGTCACACCGATAAACCGACGGTCATCCCCAATCCACAGGGGAGATACTTTCAAGCGCGGCATCAAGAGTTCCTGGAAACGCGCGAACAGCCTATCATGAAGCCATCACGCACATTCACGACGCGCAGATTGGAACGCTACGATGGGCCGCCAGCGCCAGGTGAGACGCTGCACAGCACACCGGCGTTTCTGCAAGACCAGGAGAAGAAAATATCGTAACTTGCAAGTATGGTCACTTTAGACTATACTTGCCTTAGTAGGAACTTGTAGGGAGTCGTCTTATGCTATGCTCGGATACCAATACAGCATTGCCAGCCGTCAAGATACCGATACCGCTTGACCTGGCTCTTGATATATCGTACTGGCTTGAGTCTATCAAGCAGGTTGGCGGCAATGCCGATCTGACGCTGCATGTCCGTGGCGGCAATGTCGAGGAATTTGAGACGATCATCAAGCAGCGACGAGCACGCAAGAAAGCATCGTAAACTTCCTGAGCATGGGCGGGAGTGGCTTACTCAGAGTCCGTTAGCTAACAGCCACCGTGGTGGTACAGTTTGCTGGTTTATGACACGTAAAACTACCGAACGAAAACCAGCATGAAGAGGGCGTATGCAGCTAGCGGCTAACGGGCGAAAGCCTCGTCCTCTTTCTCACGTGTTGATCGCACTCTTCGGAGTAGCAGACGCTATCTAGTGAAATCTAGGTGGCGTTTTTTTGTGGCTCGACGTGTCAAAATAGGGTGACAAATGGCTTTACAAGCGGCGTGAAGAGGTGATATAATGGGGTATAAATTGTTCGCCTGAGCGATGTTGAAGCATCCCCAGGCATGACGAATGAAAGGTTGGTTCATCCGTATGGATAGTATATCCCCTAACTCACCTCATGACAACTTCATCCCATTCATTGCGGAGGTGCAATGATGGGTAGAGGGCCAGCAGTAAAGTTAGACGAGCAGGGCCGCAAACGTTGCCCGAAATGTAAGACTCCAAAGAAGTTAGAAGAGTTTGGAGGCAGCACTGATACTGGATGGTGGAGAACTTCCTGGTGTCGGACATGTCTTTGCAAACACAAAAAGGAAAAGTACAGAGCTAACCACAATGGAGCCAAAGAAAAGGCCCTGGCATGGCATCGCAATAACACCTATGGGATTGACGATGATACCTATCAGATGATGGTTTTTATGCAAGGTGGTGTTTGTGCTATATGTGGGCAATCACAACGAGCGAAGAATACGAATGAACTTTGCATTGACCATAATCATGTAACGGGGCAAGTGCGAGGTCTCTTATGTCAAACGTGCAATATGCTTACCGGTTTCATTGAGAAAGATCGCGAACGAGTCAAGAAAGCTGTGAAGTATTTGAAAATGCACGATATGTAAATGGATGAGTTTTAACAGTTTGACATAACAGACATTTGGTAAGGCTATTTTTTCATATAGACACACGCACAACCAGACAAAAGAGGTTTTAGTGTAGCAAGCAAGCGGTGTTACGATGGTTGAATTGCTCAGGTATACGGGAATGGTCGGGTATCTCCTGTATGCACAAGTCTTGTTCTATCTCTGGCAGATGCTCGCTCTCATTCTCGGTATTGCCACACTGCTGATTAGCCTGTATATCGTTGTCGGCCTACTACTCTTGAAACGCACCAGACGAGGTGAAGATGACACGATATCATCACTACCAGTATCCTAAGCGTGCATGTGCCATGGTGAGTATAGGCGCGGCGATAGTCCTCTGCCTGATCGTGGCACTGCTCATTCACGCGCTCAATCCGTAAGGAGGTGACATCACGAACGAACGTGCAAGCGAGTGTATCGCTGCTGCAGATGAGGCATTAACTGGGGCAATAGTAAACATCAGAGCATTATTTGCTCTCCTCGATAAAGGCTCAGGTCCGCGACTGGATAGAGGCCCAGGTGCAAGAGAGGCTGCATTATGCCTCACGAAACTGCAAGAGGCTGGACACTGGTTAGATGACGTGAAATTGCTCACGGGTTACCGTCCTCACAATGATGATCAAGGAGGTGTACTCAGTGTCAGATAAACCGATTCCCATGCGCCGGAGCACAAAAGAACCAATCAAGTTCCCGCCGCCACAAACCTTTGACGCACGTATCCGACGCAACATCTACCACATCCTGTACCATGTGCTGCGATCTACAGAGCGCGTCAACGTCGATATGATGAGCTATAGCGAGTTCGTGGCGACCATCGAACGCATGATTGCCGAGGATGAAGCATGAACAATAATCTCGTATGGCCTTATATCCAGCCGAATAGTCAGCCAACTGTAACATATACACTTGGAGGCGGATTGAGCTATGCTGATCTTGCAGCTATACGCCAGATTGTGCGCGATGAAATCAATGATGCTCTCCATCCTCAAGAGGTAACAACTCCATCAGCAACGGTTGAGTATATGCAAGACGGGAAACGATGGAAAGGGATTGTGTATCTCGTTGAAGATGAGGAGGAGACGTGATCTCTGTGCTTGACGCTGTGGTCATGTTCTGCTTTGGCTCAGGTGTGACGCTCTTTTGTGTTTTCGCGGGTGCGGTGCTCCACATGCGGTGGTTAGATAGGAAGCTTATTCCACCCGTTCCCAAAGCCGCGCCGATCACGCAGCAGATTCCGGCGGTGAAACCATGAGTGATACGTTCTACACTTCTACACTTAAAAAAAGGCGTCAAGGTCAGCGCATGAGTGCGAAGCAACGCATAGAAGCGCAAGCGGCATTTCTTGATGCCTATGAGCATACTGCTAATGTCCTGACAGCCGCAGAAGAATCTGGGATACATCGAACCCTGGTGTACTACTGGCTAGAACACGATGCCGATTTCCTGTTTGCTTATAACCTCGCAGACAGTGCAGCAAATATGCACATCGAAGCGGAGATACGACGCCGCGCTATTGATGGATGGGATGAAACAACCGTCGAGTATGGTGTCCCTATAAAAACTGTACACAAGCATAGTGATACCCTACTCATCTTCTATGCCAAGAAACGCATGCCTGAATACCGCGAGAAGCAATCGCTTGAAGTCACGACACCTGGGGCCATAGAGATATACAAGGTTAGGATACCCGACAATGACCGTTAAGCAAGCAGAAACAAAAGAAATAGTCATCGGGCCACAGCCAGGGCCACAAGAGATATTTCTCTCCACATCTGCTGATATAGCCGGTTATGGTGGAGCTGCAGGCGGTGGGAAATCCTTTGGTTTGCTCTTAGAGGCATTGCGCTATATCGACAATCCTGATTTCGGTTGGGTTATTTTTCGTCGCACTTATCCGCAGATCACCGCCAAAGATGGCTTGTGGGATGAATCGAATAAGCTCTTTCCGCTCATCGGTGGCAAGCCCAAGGAAACCACGCTTGAATGGGCCTTCCCTAGCGGAGCCACAGGCAAGTTTGCCCACATGCAACACGAAAAGGATAAGTACGACTGGCAAGGCTCTGGCATCGCCTTCATTGGCTTCGACGAGGCGACACACTTCACCCGCTCACAAGTCTTCTACATGCTCAGTCGTAACCGCTCGACGTGTGGTGTCAAGCCCTATGTGCGCTTAACGTTCAACCCTGACGCTGACTCCTGGGTGAAAGTGTTTTTTGCGCCGTGGGTGCATGAGGACTGGCCTGAAGAAGATAGAGCCGAGTCTGGCGAAATCCGCTGGTTTGTGATCGATGGCGATGAGCTGGTATGGCTTCCTAAAGATGGCAATTACCCCAATGAGCAGTACCCCTATGCCAAGTCAGTAACCTTCATCGAAGCGGATATTTACGACAATCCCAAACTCTTAGAGAAAGACCCTGGCTATCTTGCAAATCTACATGCATTGCCACTTGTCGAACGTGAACGGCTCTTGCACAAGAACTGGCGTATTAGAGTCGAGGGTGGCAATAAGTTCAAAAAGCATTGGTTCCCTCTTCTCGATTCTATTCCTGACGATATCGAAAAAACAGTCCGCTTTTGGGATTTTGCCGCGACTGAGGAAGTACCAACAAATAGCCAGCGTGATGGCCCGGACTACACCGCATCGGTCAAGATGGCTCGTCGTAAGGCTGGCACATTCCCGCGCTATGTCATTCTTGACGCGACGTGGGATCGACTTTCCCCTGGCAAGGTGGAAGAGAAAGTACGAGAGATAGCAGAGAGAGATGGTCGTGCGTGTGAAGTCTGGTTTGAGGAGGAGCCAGGGTCGGCAGGCAAGTTCAACACATTCAGCATGAAAACGCGCGTGTTAGAAGGCTTCTCAGCACATGGTATCCGCTCGACAGGACCAAAGGAAGTACGCGCCAATACGTTCTCATCGCAAGCGGAAGCAGGAAACGTCGGGTTGCTCAAAGCTTGGTGGAATCATGGCTACCTCAACTTCTTAGAGCCATTCCCGTCGCCGAAAGTTCACGATGACCCCGTAGACGCTGGCAGCGGCGCAATGGAACAACTATTCCAGAGGCGACCAGGTTTGCTCGATCTCACACAGCAAACAGCAGAGGAGAAGCGCATCGCAGAAGAGCAGGCTAAGGAGAAAGCAAAAAAGCCTGTGAACCCGTTCGAGTGGGTTGAACTCAATGGAGGTTGGAATGATTGACTTTGCCATGCCTGACAACATCATAGCGATGCCTCAAAAGAGCAACGAATGGTATACCCCTGCTCGTTATGTGGAAGCGGCGCGTGAGATCATGGGCAGCATTGATCTTGACCCTGCGAGTTGTGCTGTAGCTAACGAGATTGTAAAGGCTAAACGCTTCTACACACAAAGGGAAGATGGACTAAAACAGCCCTGGTATGGTTCAGTGTGGCTTAATCCTCCATATGGCAAGATCAACAATAAAAGCACCATAGAGCTATGGATTAAGCGGCTTATACAGGAGTACAGAATAGGCAACGTGACAGATGCTATCTTGCTCACCACTTGCGATAGTGATAACCAATGGTTTCAGCTTCTATGGGAGTATATCATTTGCTTCACTAATCATAATGTCCATTTCTTCAAGCCTATGAATGGAGCAATCAGAAAAGACAGCAGAAGTACGCAAATGTTCGGTACAGTCTTCACGTATCTAGGGCAAGATGAGCAACGCTTCATTGACATCTTCTCACAGTTCGGCACCGTGGCGCGTCGTGTGAGCAAGCCCAAAGAGCGGCCCGTCAATTTCTCACTATGGGAGGATGCCGTATGAAAAGACGTTTGCTCATTGCCCTGGTGCTGCTTCTGCTCCTGGTACTGCTCATTATTGGTATCCTCTACGCATCAAGACCATCTCACCCGAACCCGACAACGCCAACCGTCACACCAACCGTTATGCCAACACGAGTCACACCAACTCATCCAGCAACGCCAATCGTGACGCCAGAAAACGGAAATGGGTGATATATGAGGGAGGATGGATAGAATGAAATATATCGAAGCTCCACAGAGGTATCAAGGGAACAAGATAAGCCTTTTTCTTGCAGGCGGTATTACTGGATGTCCAGACTGGCAAAAGGACATGGTTACGAGATTACAGGATGTGTCACTTGTTCTTCTCAATCCACGTCAGGTGAATTTCCCCATTCACGACCCATCAGCAGCAAAGAAACAAATCACCTGGGAACACACCCATCTTCAAGAGGCAACGGCTATTGCTTTTTGGTTTCCTTGTGAAACACTTTGTCCAATTGTTCTCTATGAACTTGGGGCATGGTCTATGACTCAGAAAAGGCTTTTCGTTGGTGTTCATCCTGAGTACAAGAGGATTCAGGATGTATACATACAAACGAGTCTTGCCCGTCCTGATGTGCATATTGTCACAAGCATAGAAGAGCTTGCACAACAAATTACGAGGTGGCTCGATGAGTAGACGGCGCAATCGCCCACAGAGGCAATACAACGAAAAGGCCGACCCGAACATTCAGGTCGTCGTTGCGAACCAGGGCGTTGCTACACCTGCCACCATGCCGCGCAACATGCGTGCCTACATCCAGGAAGGCTTCCGCTCAAAGACCGTGTATCGGGTCGTCGGGCATATCGCGCGTGCA